ACCTTTATAAAGCTTAAAGTTTTTTCTACCGTCACGGTACTTAACATTAATAAGCTGATCACCCATAAAGTAATTAAACTGTATTGTGTTTTCTTGCTTACCAGTTTGAGGCATAAACTCAGGACCTTCAGTTACATGAAGATCTTTGAGTGTTTGTTTTGATATACCTCTTGTACCAAACCACGTTTCAACATTCGTACTCACCTCGTTAAAGTTGGCTGGCGTATCTGGTCTAACATAGACGCGTTCGCTATTGCCCTTGCGTTGGTAAGTATGAAGTTGAAATGTAGTATTACAGTTGTGACATGTACCGAGACCACGTTCCCAATCATAACTAGCACATTGTGCTTTTTGATTCTTAGGTTTCCTAGTATGCGAACACAAGGGACAAATCCCCTGTGTTGCATTTTCTTTTAGGCCATATTGATTGAACTCGTCAATCACAAATCCATTGATCTCTTCTTTATTCATTAAAATGGTAGATCTTCTTCAGCCTCGGCAGGAGCAGGTGCCGGTGCTGAGTTGTTATCTCTTGGAGCTGGCTCTACATTAGAACCATTAGTCCAAACCACTTTTACATTACCAAGGTAAGTCTTAGGTGCTTTAGCATCTCTTTCCTCCTTAGTTTGTTCTACAACTACAGGACCTTGATTACCGAACTGATCTAGCTCATCATTCAAAGTAATTGTAATTGGTAAGTATTTACCTTTTTTACCTACATAGATTTTGTCTTTCGGTATTTCATTTAGGTTAATACTTGTTTTAATAATACTCGCCATTTAATAATTATTTAATTGGTTAAACATTCTCATTATTTGCTCTTTAGTAGCACCACTGTTTCTTCTTAAATTATCTACAGCTTTTACATGGTTGTGACCTTTATAAAAGTTTTTTTCAGATGTTTTAATTCCACTAACGCTACATACTTTTGATTTAGTTCTTGGCATAATTTTAGGTTTATAAGGTTTTGCTTATGAAATATTGTTTAGGATCAAAGTCCTTGGTCTTGTAAAACAAGTCATAAGCTTCACTTGCTCTACGCACCTTGTCTTCCCCACGTTCATAAAACTCAGGCGAACAATCAAACATACCTATTTTATGAGTGGCTTTATCGATAACTATAAATAACATCTCATATCCAAATAACTTACTATAGATATAAGCTTGTGAGTCATAGTTATACTTAGTCGCTGACCATTGAAACTTATCAATGTCTGCTGTTGTTTTTAAATCAATAACTAGTTTTTCGTTATGGTTAACAATATCTGCTTTACCTTTCCAGTCGTTGTCGAACATATTTATTATCTGTGGTTGTTCGTATTCAATTTGTGGACCTTGTATAAGATCTTTACATATATCGTTTTGCATAACTTTATCTCTCATTAATTCAATTGTATCTACTTCGTGTTGCAATAGACACAGCTCGCCACCAGCAACATCTTTGTAAGCTTTAGTATTTCTAGTAGTTGATTTAACAACTTTATACTTATCTATTTTATCAGGTTCTAATATACAAGTATGAAAATACCCACCAACTAAAAATGCTGGAGATGGTTTGCTTGGTTCAAAGGCTCTTAATGGATCTTTTAATAATCTACCAACGTGTGAGTTAGATATAAACTGATTACCAAACTCACCGTAGTAGTCTTCGTCGTTTTTAAGCCTTTGTAAGATCTGACTTTTCTTTTCTAAGGTCATTTAATTTATTTATTTGTTCAACTGTTAGTTTGTATTTTGTTTCAATAGCTTTAACTTCTCCACCTGCTAATACATACTCCTCAGCTTTCTTCAATTGCTCTTTAGTTATAGCTGGTTTTGCAGCTTGTTTAATTTTAGACACAGCTTTAGATTTACCATGATCATTACTAGCGTCGGCATCTTGAGTATCATCAATTAAAAATAAATTACCTAATGCATATTTCTTTCCATAAGAAGATGCGGCACCGAATTGTTGAGCGGTTTGCATACCTTTTTGATTAAGGTCTACACCTACTATAGCGGTCGCGTGTATAGCATTTTCGCCATCTGTTATTGTTGCTGTTGATTTGATCGTTGGAACAGGGTCAGTTGTATCATCATTTACCACCATGATTAGCTCTTCATTAAGAGTAACTGTAACGCCATGTTTTAAAAGAAAAGGCTTTGTAGCCTCTAAAATGTCTTCGGCTTTTCTAAAATAGTATTTACCGAATGAGTTGTAACTCGATTTTTTTGCTTTTAGCTCAGTTTGTATTTGAGCTAGTTTTTGGTTTAATTCTTTCATATTTTTGGTATTTGGTGTATATATATTATTACATGTTTTTGTTCATATTTACAATAGTAACTTACAGATAATCAATCACTTGCGAGTGATCTACATTTTCTATTAATTTATTAACTGCTTGCTTTTTTAACTGCGAAACACGTACATAAGCACCACTGCCTTCAATGCCTAAATACTTAGCAATTTCTTTAGCTGAGTGCTTGTCACAATCAAGACCATAACTTAATCTTAATACATGAAACTCTTTGTCATCAAGATGTTGTTTTAATAAGCTTGTAAGATACATATTTAAAAATTCTTGATTATAAGGCTCTGACTGATCTTCTATTTGATACAACATATCTTCATCATCTCTTGAACCCGCATCTATACTTAAAAATATAGAGTTAAAAAACATAGCAACCATTTTTTTATCTTTACCAAAGTTTTTACGTATTTCGTTTGTTATATGTTCTGGTAAACGCATTTGACCTCTGTTAATATCTATTGCCCTACGTATACCACCTTTAATACGTTTAGATAAAAATGATTTCATAGTTTTTTCTTGATCTTCAGACTCTGACATTTTATCCCAATCTATACGATCAACTGCTTTTATTAAGTTTAAATTACCTTCTTGTATAAGATCATTTATACTCATTACACCGCTAGCCTGTTGTGATGTTGCAAATTTTCTAGCTATATTTTCTACAAGTGGCATAAATAAAGTTACTAATGTATCTCTATCATATAAAGAATAATGTTCTTTTATTTTTATTCTTGCTATTGTTTTTTCTAAATCTTTTTTATATCTAATATAGTTCTGTATATTATAACTTTTCATATTTGTTTATTTAATAATTCTTTTTCTCGTTTTAATTCTACACCTATGTTCCTGTGTATTGTTCTACTTGTACAGCTTAATAACTTAGCTAGTTTAGCTATAGTTATTTTTTCTTTATTATTATTTATTTCTAACATGCAGTCGTAAATATCATCTTGAGTTATACGTTTTGTTCTACCTATTAACTCACCTACAATACGTAATTTTTCTTCTTTACTAACTCTAGTAAATGGTTTAAATATAACTTTACGCAGCTTGTTTTTAGGTGGCTCATCTAAATCTAGCATGCTAACTTCATATACTATTTTACGTAATAAATCAATGTGTATAGCAAAACTTACAAAGCCATTTGGTTTGTGGCATATAACTTCTGCTAGTTGCATAAACTTATCTTGATCTAAATCAGGGTTTAAATACCATAATACTAACAAATGCCATTTAAGAGATTTGTATGTAGTTATTTTAGCTGATGATCTAAACAGTTCGTAACACTCATGTGTGCCGTTAACATAAAACATATATACTTCATTATCAATGTCTGGTATATCTTTTATTGGTTGTCTACGGTATACAATTTGGTTTTGATTTAAATACTTTAATTTTCTTTCGTGTGACATTAGCCTATTACTCTAGTTATTTAGGGGCTGTTGTCACAGTCCCTTGTGGTTTTAATGTAATTAAAACTTTTTTAATACGTTTCTTGAGGTCTTCGCTCATATAATTTTTCAGTTTTAGGGTTTGCTACTACGTGTTTTTCGCCTATGTAATAATTCCAATAAGCTTGTATACTACATTTATCTTTATATTCATCTGGCATACACTGAGGCATTTCAGTTAATCCTGTTTCTAATATACCACCTGGCAATATAGACAATGGATCTTCACATTTAATTATAGATAGATGTTTTTTACCATAACGTTTTTCGTACTCTCTACCTAGTTCCATCATGTGTCTATACAGCCAAGTATAATTTTCACCAGATTGTCTAGCCCATTTAGTTGATGGATGATTTCTATGTGCTGCTTTATAAGGTACATTAGCATCAGCACCCATAATACAATGATGAGCTGTACATAACATTTGAGCTGACTCAAGTATCATTTTAACTACATGTTTATTATACTGTAGTCTAGCCGCTTTTTCAGGGCATTTATCTAAATAAAATATATTCATTGTTCTTTTGCTAATTTAGTTAATACTTTTACTAATTTTTCTAATGCTTTAGTTAAGTTGCTAATGTCTCTATACATTTGCTGTTCATTTCGTGTCATTTTTTATATTTTTTAAGTATTTTATTAACCTCGTCCATACGATTTTTAATTAAGGCGCATTTTTCATACTCTTCATCTTCTTGACATATATTCATTAATGTCATAAGCTTTGCAGCTTCACCCAAAGCCTCAACTTCTTCTGATAAATTAAGATCTTTGTAAGTCGATGACCAAGCTTTATCAGACTTAGCAACATGATGAAACCAGTCCTCCATTGACTTGAGTTTTACCATACGACTTACTATTTTGGTAGCCAATATGTTAAGTCCTTCGTCACCTACTTTTAACGAGTCGATTTTATCTAATATTTGTTTATTTGTAACTCTTTTATTATCTGTCATATTTCTTATTTAGTTTGTGAATACTTATTTATTAATTCTGTTGGTAATCCTACAAATACACAAGCATCTTCAAGTTGTACGTCTTGACCACAAGTTTCGCAGTAAGCTGGTATCATATTTACTTCAAATATACTTATAAATGTTTCTTTACCTGGTGCTTGCCAAATATAATATATATATTCTAAATCACTATGCTTATGTGTTAATGGTTCTATTTCAATACCATTTAATCCTACATTATTCATAATAGAATTAGCTATATCTATACCTAAACCTTCAGGATAACCATCGCTGTGCTTGTAAAATTGTGCGTGTATAGCATTTGGATGCTTGTTAAATGATTGACCTGCTTCACGCGTAGCAAATCGTATTTGTGCTCTTGTTGACATAATTTAATTTTTAATGAGCTATAAGCCCTACGTTAATATTATCTTTGTTAAACCATTTCGTTGCATATAAATCAATCTTAGATGCATCTATGTAACCGTTAGACATTAATTCATCTTGACTGTCAAATATTTTAGTATGACGATCTATAGTTTGATCTATCATATGTTTTTGTTTACCACTGTCTGAGAATATAATATCATAGTTATCAGGTAAATCTACATTTTTAAGCATATTTACACAATTAGTATAACTGTAGAATTTAACTTCAGGAAATGTTCTAGCTATACGTAACCATTTTTCTAAGTATGCAGGTGAATAATAATCACCGCTATCGTGTACTCTGATATAATCAGGACGCTTGTTAACTATCTCGTCCATCATCGCTGGTATAAATTTATCTGTTTTACTAAGTTGATAACGCTTTTCAAACGCAGGCTGTACATTACTCCATATGTATGCACCTTTTTTAGCATAACAAAACTTAACACACTCATCAGCAAATGGACATGTTAATTTACCACTAGCAGACCTGTATGCAGGTATACCAAAGTTAAATACTCTTAAGCCTAATTCTTTAGATGTACGTTTTAGTTTACTATTTTGTGTTAATAGATTCATATTATATAATTTTTTCTACGTGAGTAACTTTATGATGGTCAGGTTCTGTTGTGTCTAACTCTTCAACTTCTTTGAATAATTTACACACTCTGTTAACTATCATTTCAACTAAATCACTTTCATTAATAAACTCATGTGATTCACATTGTACTCTATTATCATAGTCAAGACTATAATCTATTTCATAGTTATCTGTATCTGTAAAATCAAACTCATTAACAGCTTGTTCCACAGCACGTTCAATAGCTTCCATTTGAGATGTAGTTAACTCTGGTTTGTGTAAGTCAACTAGTTCTTGTTTAGTAGTTGTTAACGTATTACCATACGTATTAACAAAGTCTTGATGTTCTTTGATAGCTTTTTCTAAGCCTTCAATTTTTAGTAATAATTCGTTTTCTGTCATTGTATTTAATTTTATTATATTATCTATTTTACTTCTATTTTAATTTGTGATAAAACGAGGTCGGGCAGGTGTGGTTCTTATAAGGCTCGACTCCTTGGTATTTTAAATTGTACCTGCTCGATCTTTGTTCTTCCTTATATTTGCTTTATCCTGCCGTTCTGCCAAGTGAGTAAGATGCAGATATTATTAGAACGTATTATTTTGTGCACCAGGTAATTTCAACCCACGTTCCTCTGCTACACGTCTCACGCGCTACCACCCTCACCTCGTATTAACTAGGCCATATGACTACTAAGCGTACCATATTCCATATATTTTAACACCTTTAGTTTCACACATTAGCTTTTTCTTTGCTATTGGTTTTTCGGTTATCTGGCTTTTGTCCCAGTATTTTGGATTTTTGCTGTTCAGCTTTCTTTTTTTGCTCATATAATTCTATATTTTTTAGTAGTTTTTCGTTTTGTTTTCCCATATTATATTATTCTATATCTTTCGTTATTTACTATTACTGATAAGTTTTGTAAAGCGCCATCATCTCTATCACACTCATTACACTTGTTATCATACTTCCATTTAGGTATATATTTACCATTTGATAACATATTTGCTTGACCGATGTAATAGTTTTTGAGACAATAGCTTATTAAATACTCTAACCTTTCTTGCTCATCTTCTATTAATATTCTAACAGTATCTTTAAATGTTCTAATTACCGGTCTACCTGTATCATAATCTTTCATTTCTACGTAGCGCTTTTCTTGCTTTGTTTTATTTAGTTGCCAATCACTACGACCAGTAGTTCTAGTACGTCTAACGTAGCCAGTGGCGAAAGATGCGACGTGTATAGCATCACCATAAGGATCGTTTATTGGTAACTTAAATTCACGTGTACCATTTTTCTCTTGTCTTTTAGTTGTAACCTCTTGTATACCAAGTAGTTGTAATTTATTTTTTATACTCATAATATTTCATTTGTAGTTTATTAATAATTGCTCGACCTGTTGCTGTATGAAAACCATAACTATGTGTTGGTATACCTTTACCATTTAACGCTGTGTTAAGTAGTAATAACCTCATAAGATCTAGTGCATCAACATCAGCAAACTCGTGATTACTAAAATCATCAGCCATACTATTACAAGCGTTGGCAATTGCTTCAGGACAATGTAGTAATTTATCATCTGACCTGTAAGAGAAATACTGTTTTACTTTTTGTTTAGTTAGTTTTTTCATATTTGATTTTATTATATTATCTGTTACTAATTTAATTTAATTTGTGTTAACCTAACATTGTACCATAACCTCTACGCTGAGTTATCTTGGATATGCGAGCAGCGTCACTGCTTGACATAATCTGTATGGAATTACCGGTTTTATGGTTTATAATTGGAGCACAACCATATGCTTCGGTCGTAGAGCAGTCTACGCATACTTTGAATCCAAGATTAACTCGGCCTTGAGGTATTATATTATTACACTTACACTTCATATTATTCTGCTATGTAAGTAAAACCTTTGTAATTGAACCACTCAGTAAAGTATGAGTAGCCATCATTATCTACTAAGCCAAATCTTTCAGGTAGTTGGCATATAGTATAAGGCTTGTAAGTTATACCATTTAATCTAATTTTGTCTTGCTTTAAAAATTTAATTTTGTTCATAGTTAGTTATTTTATTTGTTACACATTTATTATCTTACTGTTGTCAAATTTAATTTGTGTTTTACTCGTACTCACTACCAAAATAGCTTAAAACCATTGCCGATAGTATTATTAATATTATCCACGCTCCCATTAGTCTATTTCGTCACAGTTTTCACAATCACTTACCACCCATCCTTCATATTCATATACCGCTTGTGCAGTTTTCTTACAACACTCTTTCATTGGTTCTTCTTGTATTTGTTTAGCGGTTCCACAACTTGTTAGAAACACTAGTAATATTAATGAAACTATTATTAATTCTGCTACGTTTTTTTCTACTATTTTTACCATTTTATTTATTATTTTGTTTAACACTTTAATCTAGTCCGTCTCTATTATCTTTATTAATACCATACTTTTTGTCTAACTCTATCATTTTTAGCATTGCTTTATTCCAGTTGTCATCACTTTTTTTGTTTTGCTTTGACATTTCCCACCAGTTCATTATAAATTCACTTGCTGCTTCACGAGTTTTTTCATAGACACACACATATTTACCATAATCATCCCACGCTTCAACTTTATAACCATAGTCAACTAAGGTTAGTATATAATTTCTTTTTTTCATAGTTTAGTTTATTTGTTCCATTACTTGTATGTATACAAAGTCAGGATAGTTATCATTTATCTCATCTAACATCTCATCACTCATTGTTTTACCATTGTAGTTCGCCTCTGATATGTAAGCGTCACAATACTCTGGGTAGTCACATTGATTTATATTACTTACTTCTAATACCTCTACTTTATCAAAATCTATCTTCATATTACTTTGTTATTACTTGTCTATCTTTATGAACCATCCACTCACAGTTACTTAAATTATGACCTTTATTTACTAAATAACCTTCACACGATTCACTATCAGGATTCCAACCAAGTTTGTTTACTTGAAAACCTATATCATATTGGTATATTCTACCATCTTCAAAATCTAACACTGTTATATATTTCATAATTTTTATTTATATTATCTTACTATTGTTTAATTTAATTTGTGACAATTGCCTGTTACTCTAGTTATATTAACTACCTAATGTCACACTTTGTAAAAAGTAGAGGTGTACACTAATTACCGTTTCCGTCCAAGATACTATTATTAGTACCGTAAGTGCACACCTCGACTAGTCTAACTAACTAAATTAGTTCTTTGTTTCTACATATAGTTGGTATGTTATTAGTCGCTGTGTATGACTTATATTTTTCCCAACATGGTAGAGTAGTTAATTTTTCTTTCATGATTTCATATACTTTATCATGGTTATAGGTTACTTCATCACCTTTTTTGTTAGTAAATACTATTACTTGATTTTTACCAATTAATGACTTTCTTACTACGAATCTTTTACTTTTTAATACATTTTCCATAATTTCTTAATTTTATTTAGTTAGTTATTTGTTTTTACATTTATATTATCTTACTTACATCGATTTTAGTTTGTGAAAAGTATATACTTTGTTTACTTGATATTTTTAGTATAGAGGTACTATTCTACTTCTCTTACTCTATTGTATAATTCTTTTATTACTAAGTTAGTTAATTCTTCTTTATCTTTATAAAATTTATTATTAGTTTCTGAGTAGTCACCAAGGTCAAACATATATTCTACTAATTTCTCTTCTATATTATCTATTATAGTTTCTACTGTTTCTTCTATTATTTTATTTCTCGACATAATTTATTATTTTAAGTTCATATATATTATCTGACGAGTGACTTATTTAGTTTGTGATTACTCTACAATTTTATAGTAATCAATTTCATTTTCTTCAACATCAGTATTTTCATTAATATAATCTACTATTAATTCTTCAAGTTCTTGATTAGTTTCTTCAAATGGAAATTCTAGTAATATTCCAATTAATTCATTCTGATGATTGTATAATTCTATCTTCATAGTTTTCATTTTATATTCACATATATTATCTGATGGTGGTCTAATTAAGTTTGTGTACGAGTGACGTTGCTATACACAAGTGCTATACACACTTGCTTTTTCAAGTGCGTTGCCTTGACTTACTTTATTTGTAAGTCGCGGCAGAATGCTGGCATCGCATTACTATTAGTATAACTTTTATACTTTGCGAAACAGTTCATGTTGTCGAATCTTTCTTTGTGAGCATTGTATACTTCATCATGATTATACTTCACTGTTTCTTTTTTCTTATTAACGAAAGTTATTATTGTATTCTTTCCGATTAATGTTTTTCTGATAACGAATCTTTTAGTTTCCATAATTTAATTATTTAGTTAGTTAATATTTTATTTTAGTTACATATATATTATCTAACTGTACACTAAACTAGTTTGTGTAAAAAAACATTTAGTATATAGGGGCTAGCCAGCAAAACGTAAAAAGTTTACGGCAAATCACTGGCCGTAGGGGCCCGTGGGGCTTTCGCAAATCATTTTTGGGGGGAGCCGGGTCCCCGGGAGGGGGGCGCAGCACTATACCCCAATATTTATAATATCCTAAAAACAAGTGTAAATTACTTTATTACTATGTAATAATAGAGATATGGCAAAACAAAAACTTACACCCACTGCAAAGCGAATGAAGGCGGCTCGTGATAAACGTGCGGCTATGACAGAGGATAGACGTAAGAAAAAAGCAGAGAACCAGCGTAAGAGGCGTGCTGCCAAAAAAGCAGGTAAAAACATAAAAAATAAAGACTACGACCATAAAGACCGTAAGTTCAAGTCGGTTAAAGCTAACCGAGGCAATGACGGTAAAGGTACTAAAAAAGAAAAATAACATGAAAAAAGGACCGTTTAAATTAAAATCAGGAAACAAACCTTCTATAGCAAAGCTATCAGGTGTATCTCCTATGAAAATAGACCCTATTCCTGCAGCTCAAGACAAAACAAGAGTTGATCAAGCAAATATTATTGCAACTAAAGATAAGAATAGAAGAAATTATAAAGGAAAAAGTCAGCCACCACCAGGACCAACAAGAGATATGCTGCAAAAAGAAGATCTTGGTCTACATAAAATGAGTAAAAAAGAGCGAAATCGTATTTTAGACAGAATTAACGATAAAACGCTAGAAGTTAGATGGAATGAAGAAAGAGGAAAGTATGAGTTTAGAAATTTTCCATTAAGATAAAAAAATTATCCTAATAAAAAAATAATATGGAACCAGGAAATAAAAAATCAGCATTTAAACTAAAATCTGGAAATAAACCTTCTATTGCTAAATTAGCAGGTCTTAAAGATTTATTTGGAAAATTACAAGACATTGGTCAAAAAGCTAAAGACTTTAAAGAAAAAAGACAAAGTGAAAGCAGGATCAATATAAAGCAAGATATGGAGGATAAGATCGCTAGAACTAGAAGAGGTGAATCTAAGTTTCAAGAAAGAACTCGAATGAGGAAAGAGTTTAACAAGTTTAAAAGAAAGAACAAAGATGTTAAAAAACCTTCTGAAATTAAAGAAACAAAAATAAAGACGCCTGAAGTTAAAAAGTCTACAGACGCTTCTAAACAAAAATCAAAAGGTTATTACTACACTTTTTCAGGTAAAAAAGGTGATAAGTTTAAGTATAGAGACAGGACTGTTGCTGCTGGGGCCCTTGAAGGCTACCAATTCCAAAGACCTGGAAGTGATGATTGGGAAACACCAAAAACTGAAGCTGGAAAACGAGCAATTCATAATTTATTTATTAGTGATTATAAAGGTAAAAACTTAGATATGACCCCAATTACAAAAAGAAAATATAAAAAGAAAAAATAGGGAAAGACCCTGCAACCAAGTTATTAACCAAAAATAAAACCAAAATGACTTATTTATACTACAAGACTAGTACAATGACTAGCAATGTTAAACCGAATGAAAAAACTATTAACCAATGGACGCATCTAGCTGACAAAAGTAACTGGAGAATTACACAGTTACCTAACGGTTTTTATCAAACTGAAGTAAATGATCCAGATAATGATAAAAATTGGCACGATGTTACACGTAGAGAGACCATAGAAGGTGCCGAAGCAGCAATTGACGGAAGCATCGACCATTTCTCAAAGAAATTAGAGGCTACAAAAGGGCCAAAAGTAGTAAAAACATTCAAATAGAAGTACAATTTAATTAAATTTAATCAAATATGGAATACAATCAGCCTAGCGAGATTGTCAAAGACGTGAATTTTGGCGATTTTGCTAAAAAAAAGGTAATTACGGGCGTAGAAAAGCTCGCAAAAGCAGTAAAATCAACCTTAGGAGCATCTGGAAAGTGCGTGATTTACGAAGACGCCAGAGGACTCCCGGTCATAACTAAAGACGGTGTAACAGTAGCAGAATCTGTTGTCTTATTTGACCCGGTTGAAAATATGGGGGCTACCCTTATTAAAGAAGCTGCAAGAAATACAGTAAGAGAAGCAGGTGACGGTACTACTACAGCTACCGTCCTTGCTGAATCTTTGTTAAAAGAAGTAAATAATAGCAATGAAGCTATTAGAACAATAAAAGATGGGATAAACTCCGGTCTTAAAAAGGTAAATGATTACCTAAATAAGATTTCTGTCAAGATCGAGGGCGATATGCTGGAATCTGTTAGTTCAATTAGTTGTAATAATGATGCAGAGCTAGGAAAGATTATAGCAGAAGCTTATACTAAAGTAGGTAAAGATGGTGTGGTATTAATGGAAGAGTCACCAACTGAAGAGACATATGTTGAAGTTGTAGATGGTGTACAAATAGATTCAGGACTTACATCACCACATTTCGTTACTGATAAAGATAAACAAGTTTGTGAACTTGATAATCCGTTAGTATTAATCGTTAGTTCAGAAATACCAAACATAAGAAGAATACAAACAATATTAGAGCATGTAATAAAAAACAAAAGATCATTACTGATTGTTGCTCCAGTTGAACAGCAGGTTAAAGCTGCGCTTCTTATGAATAAAGTAAAAGGTAATATAAAAGTTAATATAGTTGACTTACCAGGCTTTGGTCCCACTAAACAAGATACAGTTGAAGACTTAGCTTTTCTTGTTGGTGCTAAAGTTATAAATGAACAATTAGGTGATGATTTAGATCTTATAACTATAGATTGTTTAGGTGAAGCGCATACGGCTATTACAGATGATAAAAACACTGTGTTAACTATAGATACTCCAGAAGAGCAAATGGAAGAGCGAATTGAGAGTATTAAGAAAACTATAGACAAATGGGATAAAAACCCGTTTATACAAAAGAAACATCGACAAAGATTAGCCATGTTATCAGGTAGTGTTGGTATTGTAAAAGTAGGGGCTAACTCTAAAGTTGAGATGAAAGAAAAGAAAGATAGAGTTGAAGATGCAATATATGCTACTAAAGCTGCACTTAAAGAAGGTATAGTGCCAGGTGGTGGTGTAGCACTATTAAATGCTTCACAAAATTTAACCGCTGACGCGGTAGGTGAAAAAATACTATTTAAAGCTATTACAGCACCTTTTCACACTGTACTTGAAAATGCTGGTTTAGAGCAAGTAGAACCAAGACCAAAAAAAGGTTTAGGTGTAGACGTTGTAACAGGTGAAGAAGCTGATATGATTGAAGCTGGTATTATTGACCCTGTACTTGTAACTAAGTCTGCACTTAAAAACGCAGTAAGTGTAGTTTCAACAATTATATCTGCAGATTGTGTAATTTCAAATATGAGGATGAATGAAGGCAATTAATAGATATATAATAGTAGATAAAATAAAGACAGAGCCTAAAAAGGTTGCTGGTCTTATAATGACGGATGATACAGATGTAGACAATCGTTATATAAAAGCAAAAATAATATCGTGTGGTAATTTAGTCGAAGGATTAAAAGATGGTGACACGATATACTACGATAAACATGCTGGACACGACATGTCATGGAAAGACACTCTTTATAGAGTTATTCGTGATGGTGACGTTGTTTTAGTAGATTAACCAAAACCATAATCCAAAAACCTTAAACGGAAAAACGAAAACAAATTATTAATTAAAAAACTAAAAAAATGAAAAATTATTTGTATTTTAGAACAGAAGCTGCTGTCGCAGATGATGATGGCTCAGGAAACTCAGCTTGCTTTCCAGCAGATCACTTTAGAGGTGGTGAGATGACTAGTGATACTAGTATGACTTTGTTTTTTCAAAACTTGAAAAGACCAGATCATCACGGTAACAGCTTAGTTGTAGATAACGCTGACAACTTACCTTTATGTGATACTGTAGTTCTTAATATCAACGCTAATAAAGGTAAAGAAGTATTAGAAGCTATTGTTGGAGCTATGAACGCTGGATTAAACTCTGGTTTTATTGTAGTTGCTGATGATGCTGCTGACGCTGCTGGAGGTACTCAGTATATATCTTCTGATATTACGTCTTGTGGTACAATTACAATCAACGCTGTTTACGATAACTCGTAATAACAATTGAGATTAACCGCGCAGGATCTGCGTGAAATGAATATCCTTAAGTATTACAGGCTCACTAGGAAGTGGGTCTGTAAAACTTACGGGTTAAAAGATGCAGATTTAGAATTATTAATTTATTTAGATTGTAAAGGAAGATTTACACGAAAAGATTTTATGGATGGAGTTTACACTTATTCATGGGATAAAAACAGATGGGAGAGATTAAGAAGAAATGGTTGGATAGATACTTGGAGACATCGTAATAGAACTACCATAATGTACTCCGTGTTTAAAACATCTTTTAAATGCTCTCAAATGATAAGTAGAATTTACAGAATACTTTTGGGTGAAGAAGATTTACCTACATCAGAAAGAAGTATTTTTTATAATAACAAATCATATACAGATAAAGTTTATAATAAAGCTATAGATGATATGATTAAAGACAAAGACAGATGAAAAAAAATAGTGGCTTTAAATTAAGATCAGGTAATAAACCTTCAATAGCTAAATTCATGGGTTTAAAAGACGCAATAAAAGGCACAGGTATATTTAGTCATCCTTTAACTAAATATGGCGCTGTAAATGTAATAAGAGATCTTTTTGGCATGAATGAAGATAATAAGAAAACTGAAACTAAAAAGAAAGAAGAAACTAAAAAATCAACACCTGAAGAAGAAGCTTTAAAAGGTTTAGAAAGATTTAAAAAATAAATATGGGTTTTAAATTAGGTACAGGTAAAAGTAATTATGCCTCAGGTGGTATAATAAAAAACAAATTACGTTTTGGTCAAGAGGCTGGAGGTGACGCGTCTGTACCTGGTACACCTGTTATTAGAAAACCATTAGCAGAAGGAATACTTGGTGAAGCTAATATGGATGGTAGTATATATATTAGCGATAAAATAGTACCAGGTAGTGAAGAAGAAAGACAAGTAATAAATCATGAAATGCGTCACTCTACAGATATGAGATTAGGGAAATTAGCTTATGGTGATGATTTTGTAAAGTATAACGGTGTAACTTATCCAAGAAAAACTATTAATGGTAAAGATATGATTATAGTAGATGGAGTAGCAAAAGAAGCTGGTAGCGAAGGTTTTCCTTGGGAAAAAGAAGCAAATAACGGTAATGAGCATGGAAGTATTTAAAGATAATAACGACTGGAATGAAAAATCTATTGTAGGATTTATTGCATTTGCAATAATGTGTGTGATTATGATAGCAGACCTTGTAACCGGTTATGTAGGTAAAGATTTAATAATAAATGAATTTGTATATGATTCATTTGTACTTGTAGTGCTTGGTTGCTTTGGTATAAGTGGTTTAGAAAAATTTGCAAAAAAATAAAATTAAATTATGTTGGGAAAATTATTATCTGGTGGAGCTGCTGATTTAGTAAAAAATGTAGGTGGAGTTATAGATAGCTTACACACGTCTAAAGAAGAAAAGTTTGAAGCAGAAAGAAAAATAAAAGAATTAATTGCTAACTACGAAGTTGAAATGGAAAAAAACATTACAGCACGTTGGGAAGCAGATTTAAAAAGCGATTCATGGCTTAGTAAAAATGTTAGGCCTATGACTTTAATATTTTTAATAGTATGCACCATGCTATTAATATTTATAGACGCAGGTGCATTAAAGTTTGAAGTTAAATCTAGTTGGGTTGATTTACTTCAATTAGTATTAATAACTGTGATCGGCGCTTATTTTGGTGGTCGATCATTTGAAAAAGTAAAAAAATAAAATGGCATTATATAATAAAACAACTACAAAAGTAATACCAACAATAGCTGCTAGTATACAAGCTGGAGCGGCTTTTCAAGATGAAGATATACTATTTGATTGGCATAAGGTCGATGGCTTTAAAGGCGTCGAAATAAATGGTATAACAGCTATAATTAGAGGTACGAACGGTGCCGATCAAACTATGGTTGATTTTGAATTACTATTCGCTACTAGTGGAATTAAAGAAGATACTAGAGGCATAAGCGTTGATATTGCTCCACCTAGCTTAGGTACTGTTAACGCTGGTGTAAGTACATATCAATGGAAAAACAATTTAACAGGTCACGTGCTTTTTGATGTATCTGAAGCTGCATTCGCTTTTAACGATGGAGATTTAGATGTTTTAAATATAGCAACGGCTTCAGGATTAAATATACCTGTAGGACAAGATTTATATATGGCCGCTATAGTAAAAGGCGCTCTTGATTTTAGATCAACAGTTCAAGTTGCTACTGAAACAGCTACTAACACTACGGCGGTAGTAGTTAAAACTACAGGTGCTTTGGTAAATTTTGCACCTGGAGACGTTCTTCACGATGAAAACGATTTAGTTATCGGTACTGTTAAAAGCGTTACGGATGATACAAATCTTGTATTAGCAGAAAACTGTGCTAGTGTTAGTGCTGTAAATAAAGATTTATACAATATACACCCTGTACAGTTTATATTATCTGCTACAACTTAACAAATTAAATTAACTTAAATTAAATAAAATGGCAAAAGCAAAAACAAAAAAGAAAGAAGAAATAATTGATCTTAGTAAACCTAAAAAAATTACAGAAGAGCAATTAAAAGAAGTACAAACTACAATTAACGACATTAACAAGTCTCAATTGGAAATAGGTAGTATGGAAACTAGAAAACATAATCTTTTACATCAAATATCTTTATTGCAAGAAAAAATTGGTGAAATGCAAATAAAGTTTGAATCAGAATATGGTACTTCAGATATTAACATACAAGATGGTACAATAAATTATCCAAAAGAAAATGGCGAAGTTAATAAGAAAGATTAGTGTAGGTAAAGACTATAAAAACGATGCTATGCATTATGCTGTTGGTCAAGAAGTTTACGGTGGACATACTATTTGTGATATATTAGAAGAAGAAGACAAGTATTCTATTTATATTAAAAAAAATAAAGATGTATTACCGTGGAAAGACTTTAACAAAAACATGGCTGTATCTGTAGAATATAATCTAGAGTACTAATGAAAAGTGTTTACAACTTTGTTGTAAAACCAAAAGGAGAAAGATATAACAATACTAAAAAAGTTGGTGATTCAGAGTTGATACTTAATACTGAAATTTTTAACCATCAATATATAAATAGAGAAGCGATTGTTATATCAACACCTATTATTGGTAATACAGATATTAAGCCAGGTGATACAGTTATAGTGCACCATAACGTTTTTCGTAGATGGCATAATCAGTACGGTGTAGAAAAAAATAGTAGAAGTTATTTTAACGAATCTACATATTTTATAGCTAACGATCAAATATATTTATATAAAAGAAAAAATAAATGGTTAGCACCAAAAGGTTATTGTTTTGTAAAACCTTTAAAAGCTGTAGATAAATTTAACATTGAAAAAGAAAAGCCTTTACAAGGCGTTGTTAAATACTCAGATGGTACAGTAAACGTTAATGATCTAATAGGCTTTACACCAAATAGTGAGTACGAATTTATAGTTGACGGCGAAAAACTATATAGAGTTTTATCTAAATTTATTACAATTAAATATGAATATCAAGGAAACGAAGAAACTTATAATCCAAGCTGGGCAAAAAGCAGTTGAAGAACTTATTAACGTTGCTAAAGAAAAGATTATTACTAACACCGAAGATGACGTTAGTGCTGATAGATTAAAAAATGCTGCAGCTACTAAAAAACTAGCTATATTTGACGCGTTTGAAATACTTAACAGAATCCAAGAAGAAAAAAACTTGCTTGAGGGAAAAACACCTGAAGAGAGAAAGGAAAAAGTCTTTAAAGGATTCGCGGAAGGCAGATCTAAGTAATGTACGAGCAAAGTTTAGTTAAGGTTATAGAGCCTATTAAAAAGACTACGATAACAAGATTAAATCGTGGTAAAAAATGGGAGTATGGTTATAACAAAGAACACGATATAATTGTTATATCTAAAACAGGTAAAATAGGTGAAATATATGAAATACAAAATCTTAAAATTGCTTTACCATCTGTGCCCGTGCAAGTACATAAACTGCAAGGGAATAAGTGGTCAAGAATAGAACAACCAAAAGAATTATCACGTCTTAAAAATATATTTGATTGGAGAAATTATCCAGAAGAATCAAAAGAACAATGGTTTGATTATATAGACGAAGAGTTTAAACGTAGAGAAGAAGGTTTTTGGTTTAATAATAATGGTAAACCAACATATATAACAGGTACACACTATATGTACTTACAATGGAGTAAGATAGATGTAGGTGCTCCAGATTTTAGAGAGGCAAATAGATTGTTCTATATATTTTGGCAAGCTTGTAAAGCTGATAAAAGATGTTACGGTATGTGCTACCTAAAGAACAGAAGATCAGGGTTTTCGTTTATGTCATCTGCTGAAACAGTTAATTTAGCCACTCTTGCAAGTGATAGTAGATATGGGATACTATCTAAAACAGGTGCAGACGCTAAGAAAATGTTTACCGATAAAGTAGTACCTATTAGTATTAACTACCCGTTTTTCTTTAAACCGATTCAAGATGGTATGGATCGACCTAAAACAGAATTAGCATATAGAGTACCAGCTAGTAAATTTACTCGTAAAAAAATAACAGCTAACGAAAAAATAGAAGAACTAGAAGGATTAGATACTACTATTGACTGGAAAAATACTGGTGACAATAGTTATGATGGTGAAAAGCTAAACTTATTAGTACATGATGAAAGCGGTAAATGGGAAAGACCTGATAATATATTAAATAACTGGAGAGTAACTAAAACATGTTTACGATTAGGTAGTAGAATTATAGGTAAATGTATGATGGGCTCAACTTCAAACGCATTAGATAAAGGTGGAGAAAATTTTAAAAAACTATACAACGCATCAGATGTCACTAAAAGAAATAGAAATGGTCAAACTAAGTCTGGCCTCTATTCTTTGTTTATCCCAATGGAATGGAACTACGAAGGATTTATTGATGAGTTCGGAGTTCCAGTATTTAATACACCTGACGTCGATGTGCTCGCCCCAGACGGTGAATTAATAGACGTTGGTGTAATAGATCACTGGCAAAATGAAGCTGATGGTTTAAAAAATGATCAAGATGCTTTAAATGAATTTTACCGCCAGTTTCCAAGAACTGAAGAGCACGCGTTTAGAGATGAAACAAAAAATAGTATATTTAACTTAGTTAAAATATACGAGCAGATAGATTATAACGAAGAAATGTCTAGAACTTTAGGAATTACAACAGGTAATTTTCAATGGGTGAATGGTATTAAAGATACACAAGTAATATTTTACCCAGATCCAAAAGGTAGATTTAAAGTTAGTTGGGTACCATCTCAACAATTACAAAACAGAGTTATATTAAAAAATGGTGTGAGATACCCTGGTAATGAACATATGGGCGCATTTGGTTGTGACTCTTATGATATATCAGGGACCGTAGATGGTGAAGGTTCTAAAGGAGCACTTCACGGACTAACTAAGTTCAGCATGGAGGACGCTCCTGCTAATAGCTTCTTTTTAGAATACCTATCAAGACCACCTACGGCGGAGATATTCTTTGAAGATGTTTTAATGGCTTTAGTTTTTTACGGAATGCCAATACTAGCAGAGAATAATAAACCTCGACTTTTGTACTATTTAAGACGTAGAGGTTATAGAGGTTTTAGTATGAATAGACCTGATAAAGTTTGGAATAAACTATCTGTTGCAGAAAAAGAAATAGGTGGTATACCAAACACAAGTGAAGATATAAAGCAAGCACATGCAGCAGCTATTGAAATGTATATACAAGATCACGTAGGTATGAATCAAGATGGTAGCTTTGGTAATTTATATTTTAATGAATTATTAAATGACTGGGCTAAATTTGATATAAACAAAAGAACAAAGCATGATGCTTCTATAAGTAGTGGTTTAGCTATAATGGCAAATAATAAACATTTATACAGGCCAAATGCTAAAATAGAAAAACCTAAATTAAACATAAGTATTTCTAAGTATAAAAATACTGGCAATACATCAAAAATAATAAAATAAATATGGCATATTCTAGTAAAAGTTATTTTCCTAGCCAAACGGTGAGTGATGCTGAAAAGCTTAGCTATGACTATGGTTTAAAAGTAGCTAGGGCTATAGAGACTGAGTGGTTTAACGACGACTATAATAATAACAGGTATAGAAACAATATGAATAACTTTCATAATTTAAGACTATATGCTAGAGGTGAACAGTCAATACAAAAATATAAGGATGAATTATCTATAAACGGTGATTTGTCCTATTTAAATTTAGACTGGACGCCTGTACCTATTATACCTAAGTTTGTAGATATCGTTGTTAATGGTATAGCTGAAAGAACTTATGATATAAAAGCTTTTTCTCAATCACCAAACGGGGTAGAAAAAAGAACTGAATATATGGAAAAAGTTCTTACTGATATGAAAATGAAAGAGTTTGATAGAGAGGTTGAATCTAGGTTTGGTATAAACACTAAAGAAACTGATCTTGAAGAATTACCAGGATCAGAAGAAGAGTTAGGAATACATATGCAATTAACATATAAGCAAGCTGTTGAATTAGCTCAAGAGCAAGCTTTAAATGTTTTAATGGAAGGAAATAAATATGAGTTAACTAAAAAACGTTTTTATTATGATTTAACTGTATTGGGTATAGGTGCTGTTAAAACAAACTTTAACACTTCAGAAGGTGTTACTATAGATTATGTTGATCCTGCTAATCTTGTATACTCTTACACAGACTCTCCTTATTTTGATGATATATATTATGTTGGTGAAGTTAAATCTATACCAGTAAATGAATTAGCAAAACAATTTCCACATCTTACTGAAAGTGATTTACAAGATATAATGAAAAACAAATCTTATCATAGGAACAGTAATAGAAGTAAATACAACTCAGACAAAGAAGATAATAATAAAATACAAGTTTTATATTTTAATTATAAAACTTATATGAATGAAGTTTACAAAATAAAAGAAACTGGTACTGGTGCTGAAAAAGTAATACCTAAAGATGATAATTTTAATCCACCTGAAAATAAAGAAGGTGGTTATTCTAGATTATTAAGATCTGTAGAGTGTTTATATGAAGGAGCTTTAATTTTAGGTACAGATAAACTACTTAGATGGGAAATGGCTAAAAATATGCTTCGTCCTAAAAGTGATTATACTAAGGTAAAAATGAACTACGCTATATGTGCTCCACGTATGTATGATGGTAGAATAGAAAGTTTAGTTAAGCGTATAACAGGTTTTGCTGATATGATACAATTAACACATTTAAAACTACAACAAGTATTGTCACGTATGATACCTGATGGTGTTTATTTAGATGCAGATGGTTTAGCTGAAATAGATTTAGGTAATGGTACTAATTATAATCCACAAGAAGCTTTAAACATGTTCTTCCAAACAGGTAGTGTAATTGGTAGATCGTTTACGCAAGAAGGTGATATGAACCCTGGTAAAGTACCAATACAAGAAATAACATCTGGTAGTGGTGGTAATAAAATGCAAGCGCTTATTGCTAATTACAATTATTATTTACAAATGATAAGAGATGTAACCGGGTTGAACGAAGCTAGAGATGGTAGTACTCCAGATAAAAATGCTTTAGTAGGTGTTCAAAAATTAGCGGCAGCTAATTCAAATACAGCTACAAGACATATATTACAATCAGGTTTGTATTTAACAGCGGAAGTAGCAGAGTGTTTATCACTTAGAGTTTCTGATATATTAGAGTATTCACCTACAGCTGATGCTTTTATACAAGCTATAGGAGCGCATAATGTTGCTACGTTAGATGAAATAAAACAATTACACTTATATGATTTTGGTATATTTATAGAATTACAACCAGACGAAGAAGAGAAAGCTAGATTAGAAAATAATATTCAAATGGCTTTACAACAACAAAGTATAGAGCTTGAAGATGCTATTGATCTTAGAGAAATAAAAAATATAAAACTAGCTAATCAACTTCTAAAAATACGTAGAAAAAAGAAACAAGACAAAGACAGAAAAATGCAAATGGAAAATATCCAAGCGCAAACACAGTCTAATACACAATCTGCACAAGCTGCAGCGCAAGTTGAAATGCAGAAAAATCAAGCTATGACACAAAGCCAAGCACAACTTGAACAAATAAAAGCACAAATAGATGCTCAAAAAATGCAACAAGAAGCTGCGCTTAAAAAAGAATTAATGGCTTTAGAGTTTCAGTATAACATGCAACTTCGTAATGCTGAAATACAAGGTATAAAACAAAGAGAAAAAGAAAAAGAAGATCGTAAAGACGAAAGAACAAAAATACAAGCTACACAACAAAGTGAAATGATAGAGCAAAGAAAAACAGGTAAACCACCTAAAAACTTTGAATCTGCAGGTAATGATATTATGGGTGGTAGCTTTAATCTAGAATCTTTTGAGCCTAGATAAAATTTATTAATTATTATTATATTATATTATGGAAGAAAACAAAGAAAACGTAGTTGAAGAAACTACACAAGAAAATGTAACTAAAGTTGAAATTAAAAACACTCAAGAAAAAGAAAACGTTACAAAAGTAAATTTAGATAAACCACCAACACCAAAAGAAAATGAAACTAAAGAAAATAACGCTGACGACAGCGGAGTGGCTGCAGAGTCTAAAGACACCGAGCCCGCAGAAAAACAAGAAGAAATACAACCGGAAGCAGAAGCACAAGAAGAAACAGCAGTATTAGAAGAAATTACTGAAGAAGCTACTGAAGAACAAGTTGCAGAAGTAGAAGAAAAAATTGAAGAAGCTGTAGCTGAAGCTGAAGCAACCGGTAAACCACTACCAGAAAATATTCAAAAGCTAGTTGATTTTATGGAAGAAACTGGTGGTGATATAAATGACTATGTAAAGCTTAATCAAGATTATAGCAAGTTAAATGATGATGATGTATTATATGAGTATTACAAACAAACAAAACCACATTTAACTAACGATGAAATAAATTTCTTAATGGAAGATTCTTTTCAAATAGATGAAGAAGAAGATACAGATAGAGAAATAAAAAGAAAAAAATTAGCGTTTAAAGAGCAAGTTGCCAGCGCTAGAAGCCACTTGGACGGGCAAAAGTCCAAATACTATCAAGAAATTAAAGCTGGTTCAAAGCTTACGCCTGAACAACAAAAAGCTATGGATTTCTTTAATAGATATAACAAAGAGTCAGAAGCAAACCAAAAGATAGTAAAAAAGAACTCTGATATTTTTACACAAAAAACTAATCAAGTTTTTAACGACAAATTCAAAGGTTTTGAATACAATGTCGGTGATAAAAAATATAGGTTTAATGTAAACAATGCTGAAGAGGTTAAAAATACTCAAAGTGATATAAGTAATTTTACTAAAAAGTTTTTAGATAAAAATTCAGCTTTAAAAGACGCTAAGGGTTATCATAAATCTTTATTTACAGCAATGAATGCTGATGCTATCGCAAAACACTTTTATGAACAAGGTAAAGCTGACGCTATGAAAAATAGTGTTGCTAAATCTAAAAATGTTGATATGAATCCAAGACAAGCTCATGGACAAATAGAAGCTGGTGGAATAAAAGTAAAAGTTTTAGGTGATAATTCTTCTGATTTTAAGTTTAAAATTAAAAATAATAAATAACAATTTAAAATTACAAAATTATGGCAATTACTGCAGGAGGTAGTTTAAATAGTGTTCCAAGTTCACAGCAACAAGCACTATCTACAAACTACGTAGATTTTACGTCCACTTCAACTGAAGGTTGGGCACAACAATATCTACCTGAGTTAATGGAAAAAGAAGCTGAGATCTTTGGACCTCGTACTATTTCTGGTTTCCTTGCTCAAGTAGGTGCAGAAGAAGCAATGTCTTCTGATAGAGTTATATGGTCTGAGCAATCAAGATTACATATCTCACTTAAAGGAACACTTGATGTTGATGGTAACGTTAGCTCATCAGGTACTAAAGGTAAATTCACAGTAACATCTGATATTGATGGAAACGTTGTAGCAGATGGATTTGGTGCTTCAAATCCAGGTGACGCACACGGTGTTAGAAACCACGATATTGTTTTAGTTTCAACTCCAGGTAAAGTATCAAGATGTTTAGTTGTAGCTGTTGATGGCAATACTATAGGTCTTAGAGATTATGAAGCAGATGATTTAACTGGTCACTCTGAAACAGCTGGTGCTGCTACCTTATTAGTTATAGGTTCTGAGTTTAAAAAAGGTGATAACTACGATGGTTCATCTACAAGAGGTGCTAACGAGCCTTCTTTTAAAACTTTTACTAACAAGCCGATCATTATGAAAGATTACTACGAAGTATCAGGTTCTGATGCTGGTAGAATTGGTTGGATAGAAGTTAGTTCTGAAGGTGGTGCTTCTGGATATTTATGGTACTTAAAAGCTGAAGCAGATACTAGAGCTAGATTTACTGATTATTTAGAAATGGCTATGCTTGAGTCTGTTCCAGGATCCAATTCAACTAATGTTGATGGTGAATTAGGTTTATCTCCAGAAGGTGATGCTGGTACTGAAGGCTTATTCTATGCTATTGAGCAAAGAGGTAACGTTACTACTGGTGTTACTGGTGTTAATGCTGCTACTGATTTAGCTGAATTTGATGCTATCTTAGCTGAGTTTGATAAGCAAGGTGCTATTGAAGAAAACATGATGTTTGTTAATAGAGCTACTAGTTTAGCTATTGATGACATGTTAGCTTCAATGAATTCTTACGGAGCTGGTGGTACTTCTTACGGAGTATTTAACAACTCTGAAGATATGGCGCTTAACTTAGGTTTCTCTGGATTTAGAAGAGGTTCTTACGACTTCTACAAGTCTGACTTTAGATACTTAAATGATTTAGCTACTAGAGGTGGTATTAACGCTACAGCTGGATCTGAAGCATTAAGAGGTGTTATTATACCAGCTGGATCTTCTTCAGTTTATGATCAAACTGTTGGAGCTGCTGTTAGACGTCCTTTCTTACACATTAGATATAGAGCTTCACAAACTGATGACCGAAGAATGAAAACTTGGGTTACTGGTTCTGTTGGTGCTGCTACATCTGCTTTAGATGTAATGCAAATTCACATGTTAACTGAAAGATGTTTAGTTACTCAAGGTGCTAACAACTTTATGTTAATGAAGTAAACTATTTTTAAAAGACCGGGGCTTCGGCCTCGGCCTTTTATTTTATTAATTTTATTATATATTATATTATGG